ATCTGAATAAGAAGATATGCCTGTTAAAGCAGAACCATCAATCGCTGGTAATGTGCCAGTCAACGCTGATGCAGGTATTGTCTTACCGCTTGCCATTGTAATACCACTACTATTTACAGTCATTACATCAGTAGGGGCATCGGCATTACCGACACCTATTCTTATACTTCCGTCTGGCGGATCAGGCTGATATATAGTAAAGTTGTTGGTTGACGTTCCGTCAGTGCCTACCTGGTATTTAACTGTTTTTACTGTACTCATCTTATACAATCGTCCATGTTGCGTCTGTGCTTATTGTTATTATAGTCCCATCTGCTACTGTTATGGGGCCTGCCGTTAATGCGTTTGTATTCGCAGCAATAGTATAACTATCTGAAATCGTATTACTGTTTTCTACAAAACCAATGCCATTAATTGTTACGCTCATTCTGCCTCCTCTGGTGTATTACCTTCTGCTAACCATTCTTTAAACTGTTCATATTCTTCTGTACACTGTATATTTTTATTACCATTATCATCTATTTGTTGATACATCTGTATATCATCTACATCGACTTTAGCTATTTTTATATATCTCATAATTCTGCACTCCAAGCAAGATAAGCATCAGTAGTAGTAGAACGAAAATGTCCAGCTTGACCACTAGTTAGTCCACCACTAACAGTAAAATATATTCTACCTCCCCAACTAGTTACACCACTTAATAAGGGAAGACTAGTACAATTTTGAGCAGCATTGCCTGCATACCATATTCTATAGTCAGATGCTGTTCCAGTCGTTTCCATACTTGTTGGAGGTATTCTCATTTGAGTGGTAAATTTTATAGAGCCTGCTAATTGGGTTGATGATTGAATTGAGCCATTTCCAAATAAGCACGCCGTAGCTGCACCAGAATCATTTGCTAATTTATAATAATACCTCTGACATCTTGCTAACTGCATATCGTATGGCATAACTTCAAATGGTGTAGCTGTGTCACCTACTTCTAGTTGTACACCTGTGATGTTAATGTAGTTAGAAGTAGAGTCTGCTAGGTTGACTTGTCCTACTGCTCTTTGAGGAACATTTGTTGATGCCCATGATGTATTTAAAGTTCCATTAGAAGTATAATCACTACCAGCAACTAACCACATTCCTACACTAAATCCAGAACCATTATCATTTGGTAATACTCCAGAAGTATCTCCAACAAATGTTATAGTCTTTTTTTCCCAAGTATCTGCTGTATCAATAGTATATGATTTTGAAATTTGTCTTACATTATCGTCATCAAATATTTCTGCAATATAAGTTCCAGTTTTGTTAGACTTTACCCAAAAAGAATATGTTAAACTTTCTGCACTAGATGTGCCTTTTTTAATATGTTGAAGGTTTTGTGCTTCTATTCTTTGCCTTATAAAAAAGAAAGCAGTAGAACCTAAACTTGCATTTGCTGTTGTACATTGCATCTTTAAACTATTAGCAAATCCTTGTCCAGTTGGCACATCAGTTGATTGTGTTTGTGTCCATGTTCCAGCAGAATTCCCACCAGTAAGTAAAAATCTATCAACAGTATAATATCCTGATGTTGTAATACTAGCTTGTGAAGTTCCCCTCTGTGCTATCCTCATATCACCATTGATGATGAGGTTCTTTGTTCCAATAGGAGACGCGGCGGCCCACTGCTCTGAGCCATCATTAAATGTTACACCGTCTGTTCCGTTAAGCTGAAGGCTCACATGTAGCTCCTTTTAATTCTTTTATTCATAATTTTTCCTTATCTAAATATTGCAACATAACAATGTGCTACATCTACTTGGCTAGTCCTGTAATAAGAATTTATTGTAGTATGGTTAGTTGCTTCAGATTCTGCTTGAAGCCATATATCCCTATTTGTTGCCATTCCAGTTAATCCAGCACAAGTTGAAACTGTTGCATAATTAGTATCTGCCATAGCAGTTGTAAAATTTACATCATAATTGCCAGTGCCATTATCAGTAATACTTGATACATTCCCACTAGCACGAATAGCTACTGTACCTGTGCCATTAAAGTTTACCCATGCACGAGCAGAATAAGATGGAGCAGAGCCACTAGCTGTAGAAAGTGCCGCTGGGGGATTTGAATCTATGTTATTTGTCGTTATAACCGTTCCATTCCCAGTCGGTAAAGTCAGCGTGGTTGAGCCTGCGACGTCGGGTGCGGCGATTTCAACTTGGCCTGATGTGTTTCCTTTGATTACTATGCTACTCATGTATTACTCCGGTTTAGGATACTTCGCTTTTACTGCTTGGCAGTCTGCTATGTATTTATCTATTTGAGCTTGGTCACCTTTTACGATGCCGTCTAGGTATTCTTTAAAATCAGGATATTCTAATGCTCTGTCTCTTTGATATTGTGTTGCTTGATATGCATTATTAACTTCTATTTGTTTTGCATTAATTGCATCTGTATCTGGTGTAATAGTATTACCGTTTTCATCTAATAAAGTATAACTACCATCATTATTATAAATTACAGTTGATACATTAGTGTGTATCTTTTTTATTTCGTCATGTATGTTCATTATCCAGCAATCTCCATAGCAATAATACTTGATAAACCTCTTTCATAAGAAGAATTGTTTTGGTCAGTAACAGTGCCATTTGTCCATAGTGTGTGTGCCCTATCACCATACAATCCAACTTTGTATGTTATAGCACTAGTAGTAGATGGTGAATCAATATACTGCATATACATTGATTCAGGAGTTGAGGAAGCATTATTAAGCCAATAACTTAATGCTGCAGTTTGAATACCACAACTACGAGAGCCTGTTTGAGCATGACCTAGTTTAGTTGAGTCTCTATAAAAAAACCACATTGTACTATATATAGCATCAGAATTTCCAAATTCACCCATCCATGATGACGTTAATAATATTTTACTAGATGTAGACGATGGAGTAATTGATACTTCAAAGTTAGTAATAGCAGTATTTGTATTAGCAGAAATAGATTGACTAAATCTTGTATCTAATGTTGTAGACACTACTTGTAATATTTTACCGCCAGCACCAGCACCAGATATAGCTTTACCACTGCCCATTGTAATTCCACTACTATTTATTATAGCAACAGTATCTGACCCAGACTGTATTTGTATTTCGTCTGATGAATCAGATATAAGCTGTAATCCACTTGCACTGTCTGCTTTTATTCTATTTGGCATATCTAACCTTTTTCTCTAAATTATAGCACGACCCAACGTTGTCCCGTGGGTATAGTCACCGTCACACTCGGATCTATTGTTATAGGCCCGACACTCATTGCGTTTTGCCCAGTTGATAAAGTGTAGTCTGCACTGATCGTTGTTGTGTTTTCGTATAAAACCCCGCCTGCTTTTGCTACGACTAAGTTCCCACTGGTTGAGGGTAAGTTGATTGTGGTAGACCCTGCAACATCAGGTGCAGATAAGGTTACGGTTCCGCTGGTGTTACCAGCAACAATAATATCAGCCATTAATCAGCCTCCTCTGGTGTATTACCTTCTGCTAACCATTCTAGGTATTCATGGTAGTGACGATTAGATTCTTCTAATGGAATACTCAATGTTGTTCCATCAGTTAAAGTAACATTTACTAAATCTGCTTGTGTTAGATTATTATCTGATTTTACTAATTTTGCTAATTGAATATTCATTTATAACTCCGCATCTAATGTCCAAGTACCAACTAATTTTAATCCTAAAGCATATCCACCAGAATCAGGTGCTGATGGACAAGTAATTCTAATAGTTATTAAATTGTTTCTTCTTGAATTATTTAGATAAGTTCCATTTGTATATGTAGAGCCATTTCTATATTCTGCTGTACCATATTCAATAGTTTGAGTTGATGTTCTCATTACTACAGGAAAATACACAGTAGTACAATATCTACTTGTATTATCAAAATAAAAGCTAGTTAAATATTCTACATTTTCTGGCAATCTTTGGAAATACCTCTGACATCTTGCTAACTGTACATCATAAGGTAAGTTCTCGAAGTCTGTCGCGGTTGAGCCTACTTCTAACTGAACGCCTGTGATATTAATATAATTTGAAGTGGAGTCTGCTAGGTTGACTTGAGATGAAGCAACAGCATTAGCTGGGATATAAGATTCCCAACTTGTTGCTAATGTACCTGAAGTATAGTCTGTGCCTGCCAATAACCACATATACAAATGTAATGATGCGGCATTATCATTATCAAATGCACCTGTTGTATCGCCAGCAAAAGTAATAGTTTTCTGCTCCCAAGTGTCAGCAACATCAATAGTATAAGATTTAGAAATCCATCTAGTGTTATCACTATCAAATAAACTTGCTGTAAGTGTTCCAGTTTTATTTGCTTTTACCCAAAAACTTAAAGTTAAACTTTCAGCAGAAGCTGTGCCTTTTTTAAGATGTTGTAAGTTTTGTCCTTCAAGCCTAGTAACTATTGCTGCATTAGAACCAGCACTTAAACTAGCATTGGCTGTTGTGCAATCCATTTTTAAACTAGTGGCAAAACCTTGTCCACTTGGAACATCTGTATCTTGTGATTGTGTCCAAGTCCCACCAGATGCTAATAATTGTCTATATCTATCAACAGTATAATATCCTGATGTTGTAATACTCGATGTAGATGCCCCCCTCTGTGCAATCCTCATATCACCATTGATGATTAAGTTTCTAAAACTTGGTTGGGTTGAGTAGACTGCGCCGTTTTGAGAGAAAGACCCGGTGACAGCAACGCCACTTGAAGTAACGCTCATTACAGTAGTACCACCAGACTGAATATTAATATTGCCTGAGTTATCAGCCGAGGTTTCTAGACCTCCGACTCCGGTTGTCTTTGCATTTATATTAATTGCCATTAATTAGACTCCTACGTCTGGTAGTGTCGCTGCCTTTAATTGTTCTACTGTTGTCATTGAATCTACTTGAGCTGGAGCATCTCTTAATGCCTGTTTTTTAGTAACAATGTCAGAAGTATCAGCGCCTGCTTCTAATGCTCTTTGAAAAGCAACATCTAATGCTTCTAGTTTAGGTGCTCTTTCAACACGAAGTCTATCTTTAGTAATGTCTTTTGCTTTATTAATATTTACTTGTATAGCCATTATGCCCACTCCCATGCGTTTCTAAAAGTTCTATCAGATGGTATTTCTGATACATCTACAATATGATAATCTTTACCTGCTGGTACATCTTTAGCAGCTAATTCTTCTATTGTATGTTCTGCTAACCATTCTGCTGTTGGAATAATAATACTAATTCCGCCTTCATCATTGTTATATACGATTCTTTTTTCCATATTTTTTCCTTATCTAAAAATTGCTACGCCAACTGGATTAAAATCACCTGCAATGGTAACAGTGTCACCACCACCTGCAATATAATAACTTTGAATTCTAACACTACCTGTTGCTCTAGCAGAAGAATTATCCAAAGTTGTAACATGAACTTGGTTTTGTTGATATACACTTGAACCAAATACAACTGAATAATTAGTGTCAGGCATTGCTGTTGTAAATGTTAAAGTAAAATCTCCTGTGCCATTATCTGTTAATGATGAAATATTAGCGCTACTTTGTAATACAGCAGATGGCTCATTAATTGATGCCCATGCTCTAGCACCATAATAAGGAGCAGAACCTGTAGTTTCTGAAACAATCCCTGCTGATCCCCAGCTAAATGTTCCATCACCATCAGACAACAAAGCTTGCCCTGAAGTACCATCACCACTAACATTTAATTCATCGGCACCAACTGAGTTATCTGCTATTGTTGCAGCATTGACTTCATTTAATGTAGCTAATGATCCTAATCCTAATGATGTTCTTGCTGTTGCTCCAGACTCAGCTACCCATGTAGTACCATTTCCAACAATAATATTACCATCTGTTTTAGCTAGGTTAGAGATAGCTTGAAGGTCAGCATCATACGCTTGCACATCTGTACCAATAGCAACGCCTAGATTAGTTCTAGCATCTGATGCAGTAGAAGCACCAGTACCACCATCAGCAATTGTTAAATCTGTAATACCTACAATAGTACCGCCAGATACGTTGATTGCAGTTGCATTTTGAACTGCCATTGAGCCTAAACCTAAATTAGTTCTTGCAGTAGACGAATCAGAAGCGCCAGTACCGCCATCAGCAATAGCTAAATCAGTGCCTAAAGTTAAACTACTTGCGTGCGTTGTAACTTGTTGCATATCAGTGCCATCATTAAAGAGCACCATAGTTTTGCCTGCAGGAACAGCAATACCGGTACCTCCTGATGGAGTGACAGTAACAGCATCAGCTAAACCATTATTAATTATATATTGCTTTTCAATAGCTGGAACGGTTAATACTCGAGCACCGCCTGATGTGCCTGTTAGATTAAGTCTTAAATTACGAGCCGATTGTGTTGTGTTAGTATCGGTAAGAGTTAAAGTAACATCGGCACTTGTAAAACTAATATCAACAGAACCTGTAATAGCTTCTTCTATTGCTGTGCCTAAGTTAGTATTTGTCGTTGTACCCCATGTACCAGATTGTTCACCTGTACCTATGAGTTCTATTTTTAAATCTGAATACGTACTTGCCATAATAAATCCTTGAATTTATGTTATTTTAACTCGATTGTCCTTGCATTGGAATACTTGTCACGTGAATAGCTGTATGGCGTTTTTCGTCCCATGCTTCACCACAATCAGAGCATGTGCCTGAAGTGTATTCTTCTGCATCAACGGTCATACCACAATTAACGCATTCAAGACCAACTTCGTAGGTACATTCTATTCGACCATCTTCTAATTTTTTTGCTTCTACTTTTATCATGCCGCTATCTCCGTCCAGTTAGGTGATTGTGCTTCATTTACATCACTCCAACTATTAGTTTGTGAATCGTTTATATCTACCCATCCTGGAGTCTGTCCATCATCTATATCACTCCATACTAATACATTGCTTGTACTTGCTGTTAAAAGGAACCCAGTAATATCAACTAATACACCTCGTCCTTCTATAACTGTTACAGTGCCAACTTGTCCTGTTATTTGTAGTCCTGTTACTTCGGCATTCGCATCTGCTTCTACTGTTACAGACTCTAATACTGTTGTACCTGTAACCCCTGTAACAACTACATTTGCATCTGCGGTAACAGTTTCATCACCAAGTTGTGTAGTACCAAACACTCCTGTAACAACTACATTAGCATCTGCTGTTACAGTTTCATCACCAAGCTGTGTTGTGCCTACAACACCTGTAACACTAACACTAATTCCTGTACCTTCTATTACAGTAACAGATTCTAGCGTTGTAGTTGCTACTAATCCTGTTAAATTAACGTTAGCATCTGCTTCTATTGTTACAGATTCTAATACTGTTGTAGCAGATACTCCTGTTACATCTACATTTGCGTCTGCTTGTACTTCTTCATCGCCTAGTTGTGTTGTAGCTTCTAGGCCTGTAACACTTATATTATTGTTTGTTATTAAGCTTACGCTTTCTAACGTTGTAGTTGCTTCTAGTCCAGTAACATCTATGCTTTGATTAATTGCAACGGTTACACTTTCTACAACTCCTGTAGCCGATACGCCTGTTACATTTACATTTGCATCTGCAGTAACAACTTCATTTCCTAATTGTCCTGTTGCTTGTACACCTACTACATTGACAACAGCTTTTCCAATTATAGTTTCGTTGCCTAGTTGGGTATTACCCTGAACACCTGTAACAGCAACTTCTACATTACCCGCTGCGCCCCCTTGCGCTGAAAACGGGGTACTGGAAAAAGGACTTTCAGAAAATAACATTTAGAGCACCAACCATCTCGATCCTGACGGGACTGTAAATGCTGTGCCCGCTGAAACAGTCACAGGTCCGGTGCTTGTAGCGTTATACCCTGAAGGTACTGTGTAATCTACTGAGATGGTTTTATTATTAACAAACACTCCATTTGAGGCGACCATCTCTTCGCCCGTAATAGAACCACCCGCTGTGACATTTCCTGATGCATCTTCATAAACGGATTTACCTGCAGGATAGACTACAAATACATCCTTATTCCCTGCTGAAAAGTTAACTGCACTTCCAGAGTTAGAAGAAGCAAGTATTGTATCCCTAGATAAAGTAGTGCCAGACGCAGTGTATGTACCAAGACCTACTTCCCACTCATCACCTTCTGGCAATGTAATAGTATAGTAAGTCGTGTTACCATCACCTATAACCGAAAAGCTATCAAAGTCAGTAACTGCTCCTGCGAGCGTAACGGTACCGGTACCAGTCGTGGCGGTCTGTTCTTTTACTCTGTCTTTTAAAACAAGAGCCATTCTAGCCTCCTATTAGGCTATACGAATAATAGCACTGGTTGAATCAGCTGTCGGGAATACAATTGTGAAGTCCCCGTTAGTTGATGTTTTATCTCCGCCAAAATCTAGTACTGCTACAGCTTTATTTGAATTAGTGCTGTTATAAATTAAAGCTCCAGCTGCAGTAATGGTTGATGATGACCATGTTGAATCTGCAAAATCTAACCATGCTGTAGTTGAAGTTGATGTAGGTGTTTGAGACACAGTCAGTGAGTTACCCCCTGCTGAATATCCTGTACCTGATACTTCGTTTGTTACTGTATATGCTGTGGTTGTATCATTTAATGTTGCTGATGATGTATACAACGCAATGTAAAATGTATCCGCATTAGTACTACCTCTTGTAACTGTTGTACCAAAAGCGTGGATACCATTTAGCAAATCTACTTTAAAGCTTGTAGCCATAGCTTGAGTAATTGCCATATTATATCTCCAATAATTTAATTAAATCTGAATGTCCTGCTTCACGCATTCTATTCGCCAATGTTGTGCGGTCGGATTGTACCGCCTGTTTTAAGTAGAACTCGATAACACCTCGAATGCTCTCCTTAAATGCTTCTGCTTGATCTCTTATTAATGGGTTAGCATCTTTACTGACATACATAATTTTTGCTAACGCACGATCTGCAATTTCTTCAGGTGTAAATCCTCGTCCTTGTGTTGTTAAGACTTCTACATCACCTTCTAATATATTTCCTTGGTTATCAATCATTGTACTTCATACCTTGCCTGCCCACTTCTGTAAGCATCTCGTCTATCTTTACCATCACCTAGTTGTTTTAACATAGATAAGGCCTCTGTATAACGCTGTGTGTAATTTGCAATTACATCTGGTTCTGCTTTTAGATACGTAGCTGCTTCCAACAAACTTCCATAGAATAAAGCAGTATCAAAGTTATCACCCAACCAACTAGTACCAGCTGTAACAATAGAGGTAGGATAATAAAAATAATGCAACTCAACAGTATAGTTCTGATCGGGCGTAGGACCCAAAATGAAAGTATTGTCATCCCATATTCCATAATATTGTGGCTTTCCATAAAACGCTGAGTCTGTATCTGGAAAAGACTCTCTAATAAAGTTAACATCTTTATTTAATAAATAAGTGTATTCATTGTTACTATCAATAACAGCTAAGCTATACGTTGCTAACCAATCACTAGGAGTAGTTAAATATTTATTTCCTGATGTCGTATTACCAACTTGGTTACGTCGTAAGTCAGGCAATTGAACTGTGTTAAATATACGTTGTTCAGCTTGTTCAATAAATGTATTTATATCCGTTGTATCAAACGAATTCTCACTATACGAATTGATAGCTGCTACTAATTCTGAGTATGTCATTGCCATGGTTTATCCTTATGCCATTGGGCCGCGTGCTTTTGTACCTTTTATAGCTGCGCCATTACCACGTGTTTCTACACCTGCAGTTTTAACACCTGTTTCAGGGTATCCGCCTGTTTTAGGCACTGCTACCATTTCTGGTTGCTTGTAAGTGTGGTTACAGCCTTTTCTATCTTTGTTCATTATTATACTCCTAAGTTGTTGTTACAGTAACCGTGCCAACCTGTCCGGTACCTTCCAAATCATCTTCTATGTCTGGTATTCCAAGTGGGTTATTTAACCCGACAGGATTCCAACCATATTGATAATCTCTTTGTTCCTCCAAGTTTCTATCTGGTCTTGGATCTTCTACTGCCTGTGGGTCATCAACAGGATACATACCTTGCATGTTCTGTGGATGGTCTGGTTCCCAACATTCTTTGCAGACTTTAATATTTGTTTCTGTAGTTTTTATAAATAAGTCTTTTAGTTCTTTTAACTTATATTGAAAACCACAACGATCACATTCTGCTATGGCATGTTTACCAGACGTATATTTTCGTCCCATAGCGTTTCCTTATAAATACTGCCGACGGGGTGCAAGTCTTAAATCGGCTTTTTCTCTATCCTCTGTTGAAGCTAATGTCCATTGTTCTTCATATTCTTGTTTAAGCATTTGTGTTCTCATTTCAGCACCTGGTAACTTCATACTTAAATAAAAAGCTAGCCCTGCAACCAAACAAGGTAAGAATCTAAATGGAATGTCTTGAGTATTAACGCCGTTCCCTGCGTCCTCAATTCTTTTTAGTCTCCAATAAACAAAGGTATATGTGTTGTTATCAGGAGCAGGCCATACATTAATTTGAGGTTGACTTGCTTGTCTATTTATCCATACTTGGATTGGTCGACCTGTTGCATTCTTGTTTGGTATAGTTCCCCAAGTAGGAGCAGAGATTCTCGTAATATTAATGTCTTGTTGGTTCTGTCCTGTACCTGTTCTAACGACTTGTTCAATCAAATCAATTGTATCAGCTGGAAGGTTGTAGTTGTTTGTGCCTGAAGTTAACGATACTGATCCTTCATCAATAGTCCAAAGATTAATACCTCTATTTGCCCATTCTGCAGTCAATAAATTTAAACTGCGTCTTGCAGTTCTTAAATCGTATCCTGTACGAAGTTCTTGACCGCATCTCTCAAACGCTTCTTCGACTATATTATTTAAGTCTAAATTAAATGTTGCTGTTCCTGATGTAGCCATTTATTTCTTCCTTGTTGTTTTCCTACGTTTTAATGGAGCAACTCGTCGTGGTTTACCTGCTGGTTGTCCCAAACTTTTCTTCTGAGATATTCTTGACTCCTTCTCAGCTGCAGTCATTTCTCCTGATGTTTTAGGAGTTTTGCTAGACACTCTTTTACTAGGTCTGCAATAAGGAGTACCACGAGATTCTCCTTTCTTTCTGCCACATGCTTTGCCGGTTCTGACATCTTTCCATTCTTCTTTGAACCAGCGTTTTAGTGCGGCACCTTTAGCTGTCTTTCTGACTGCCATTATTTACCTTTGTTTTTTCTACATTTAGCTATAGCACCTGATGCATATGCGCTAGGGAAAACTTTGTATTGAGCTTTTACTTTTCTGTAACAAGCATCTTTAACCGAGCCGCCTTTTTTCATAGCAACTGGTTTCATCGCTTTGCCCATACCGCGACACTTCATCATACCATGCGACCCTTTGTTTTACCGCGCACTGCACAACCATCACGTTTAACCATACCGCCTTTTTTCATGCCTTTGTGAGCAGAGTCTTTCATCATTTTACCGTCTGGCATTTTATGATAACCTTTTTTGACTTTGCCACCTTTTTTCATGTCTTTAGTCATTTCATCAAGTTCTCTTGCTTCTTTTGATTTAGCTTTCCAACCTGGTTTTTCTGGTTTACCTGCTATCTCATCATAGTCTCTTGCTTCTTTTGATTTAGCTTTCCAACCTTCTTTTTTATTATCTTCAGCTACTTTTTTAGATACATACTTTTCAAAGTCTTTATCTACTGAACCGCCTTTTTTCATTTTTTTACCGCATCCAGCCATAATAGTCTCCTTAAACCATACGTCCTTTTGTTTTACCTTTAACAGCACAGCCATCTGCACGTTTAGAGCAAGATGAAACTTTGCCACCTTTTTTATAATTATTTTTAGTCATGCCCTTACCAACTTTACCACCTTTTTTCATGTAGCCCATTTTGTTACGAACATCTTTAGGTAATTTACCTAAGCTATCTTTTTTATCAGCAGGTACAGGTTTTTTATCATCAGACTTTTTAAATCCTTCTGGTGGGGGTAAATCTGTTTCTTTTTCACCAAACATTTTTTTGTCTTCTTCTGACATACCGCCTTCTCTATACTTCTTCACTTTAGTCTCCTTAGTAAATTCTTTTCCTACTTTCGTAGGTACACCCACTTTCTTTGCAAACTTAGGGTTATTAGCCACAGCTTGCATAAATCTTTCTTGTTTCTTACTCTTTGGAGGCATCTTTTTTTAACCATTTCTGAACAGTTTTAGTTTCGTAAATACGAATACCTGTCCAAACGATTGTAAATAACGCCGCTATCGCCGGTAACCAAGCTAGGACTGAACCTACTGCTGTGAATACCGATGCTGCGTCTACTGCGTGTTTTGTTGATTCATCCATATGATTCATTACCTTTGTTAACATTTCCATCTCCGCCTTGCTTGACGTAGTCTTGAGTTAGGATCTTTAGCTGCTTTTGGAAAATCTTTCATCTGCCCTGCTGATCTAGCACAGAATGACTTACGTCTCTTAGCATCTTTAGAACCTTTCTTGACTGTACCCGTTACTGCTGTTTTTAATTTAGAACCTGGGTTGGCTTTGCGATAGGCTGCAACACCTTTCTTAGTCATACCCGCACCCTGCTTAGTCGGACGAAAGTTGCCCGACTTTACAGAAGTTTTGATTCCCATACCTTTTTTCTTTTTAGTCGTTGCCATTAAACACAATCTCCTAAAGCCTCAAACCATTTCTTCTGACATTCTTTGTCAGGGCAAGGAACAGTTTCTTTAGGCTCGTCTTCCATATTAACTATGGAATACCGTTACTGCTGTAACATTAGTTAGTGTGCAGTAAATTTGATTAGAAAATAAAATGCCTTGGTCAGGAATAATCACGTCAGATTGTCCTACACCTGCTGGAGTTTTTAGCTCTAACAATGTAGCACCTGACGCGCCGTCTTTAAATACAATAGAACCTGCTGTAGCCGAGGAAATATAACTCATACCTCTTAAACGAGCTCTATGATTAACAACGGTATCAGGAGAATCTGCTGCAACGAAGACTGCTGCTTTTATATCAGATTGCATTATATTCTCCTATTAGCCAGCTGAAACTGTTAGTACACCAGCATTATTATATAATTGTCCAGCTACTTCTGGATCTGATGTTGGAAGGCTAGAAATAACTACTGTTGTACCATTAATAGTTAGTGCGCCTGTAGTTGTAAGAGTTGTTGCTGAAACTGCTGCAGGGGTATTTCCGCCTACTGCACCATCAAAGCCGTTTGTAGATACGACTGGACCTGAAAAGGTTGTTGTTGCCATTTGAATTTCTCCATACAAAGTTAAGCTTATCCGTCGTGTATGCGTCTGCTGGGGCAGTCTGATAAGCTGGATGTTCCCAGATAATTAAATCATACGCTATTTATAGCTATTATACAACAAAAAAGGGGCTTTATAGCCCCTCGTTCGCGAACCCGATTTAAAAATTACTTGTTACATACGTACATTGTTACTTCAAAACCAAATCTCATTTCTGTTGCTGATGGTGTTGTCCACATAATGTGTCTCCTTAATTTAATAAAGTGTCATATATGACAGTTCACAGTTTAAAGCCTATAGATACAACATTCATCAAGAAAAGCATTAATAAGACATAAAAAAAGACCCAGCCGAAACTGGGTCTTAGGAGGAGAGACTCCGCTTAATTAATTAAGCAGCGCCTTGTGAGCCCCACATACCGAGGGGATCTGACCAACCGAATGAGTAACGCTCACGAGCTTTGTAACGTACGTTACCTGTGTCAAAGTCACCATCCATA